AGCATAGCGTTCTAAATAGCGCATTCTATAATTGGTTGTTGAAAATATAAATAGTGCTATTTTTGTAGAGAGAAATGCTTGTATTTGTTGTAATTCGTTAATAGAATAATCTGTAGTGGTTAAAATATAGTTATCGCGTGATGATATTCCATAGGCGCCCGAGCTATCTAAATATGGAAAGCCATACATTTTATGTGCTAATATTAGTTTAGGTTGCTCCGCGTAATGTTGTAAATTATTTGAATAATTTGTAATTAATAGCGGTGTTTTTTTATGCAGCATTGTGGTTTGAATATTGAGATTGGTAAAATTGCTATTATTATTGTTATTGCAAAATAGTGATTTTTTTGACGGGCTATTTGACTTATAAACTTTTAAATGTCCTACTTTATCTACATAAACTAATAATTTGTTAATAATATTTATTCCATTACTAGGAATAGGATAGTTAGGTCTTAAAACATAATCAACATAGCATTTATTAAGTTTATCGTAAATAGCTAAGCTAACTTGCTTAGTTTCTTTTGTTTCTTTTGTTTTTAAGTATCCATAAAAGAAACATGTAGGAGTTTGTGCTTTATACAAAAATGCTTTTTGTGTTTCGCTAGTGTTCAAGCAGTGTAATTTTTCTATGACAAAATTGCTATGTAATAATGCGTAATATAGTCCTGCTTTATCTGGTTTTAGCCATAATGAAGGAATAATTAGCGCCAAGTGTCCGCCATGGTTTAATAGTGACAAACTCTTTTTAACAAAGTCTACATAAATTTGTTTGCCGTCATTATTTTTTTTGAGAGATTTGTTTGTAGGTGTTTTTAGTGCTCCATTTATATTATATGGCGGATTGCCTATAATAAAGTCAAAGCATGTTACATCTTTGTTTAATAAAAGAAAATCGCTAGTTATTATGTTTGCATCTGGAGAGAATAGACTGTTCAATTTTTCAATATGTGGCGGATAAATTTCGCACAATGTTATCATATTTTTTATAATATGATGCCTTCGACTTTCCAAATTAGGAAATGCTGGGGCTAAATGATTTAACAATCTATTATAAAGATTAAGCGTAAATGCGCCGTTTCCTGCTCCGACGTCTAGCCATTTTAGGTGCGGATTTTCATAATGATGTTTAGGTATTAAATCTAAAATATTGTCGACTAATGGGTCAGGACTATAAACTATACCGTAATTGTTTTTGGCGTCAAGAGACAATGTTGTTGTTGCTAATGTCATAAAAAAAATAGTTTATTATCTAATAATAGATAATAAACTAATTATTAGAGTATAACATATTAGAAACATAAATTCTTTTATATTTTTATAATATATATATAAATATGGCTCGCCGGCGAACTTTAGTAAAAAAGCGAAGAAGACGCACTAATAAAAGAAGGACTATGCGGAGGAGGAGGACTATTAATAAAATGAGGGGGGGGAACGTTGTCTGATAATGAAAAAAAAAAGATTGAAGAAATTAAGACAACATTATACCGATATGATTATGATACAAACATAAAAACACATGGTAGTACTGAGGGTAAGGATGCAATGATGCAGGCATTAGAAAAACATATTAAGTTATTAAACAAATCACCTTATACAGTAATAATTCCTGGATATTATAATGAGATTAAAATATTTAATGATGGAATTAATGTAAATTATAGTGTGGGTAAAGACTATAACTTTTCTTGTACGATTGATGATTTTAATAGCTTATTACTACAGCGTACAACAAAAGTAGAGAAGTATGAAGCTTCGCAGCTACCGTATGGTACAGCTAAATTGTTTGAAGAGCGTATATAATAGCAAAATTTAATGATTGGTACTGCTTCTGCTACTGGTACTGCTACTGCTACTGCTTCTGCTATTCCATTGTTTGAAGAAAGCTAATAATAAATCTCTCATTTTTAAGGATTGATTGGAATAAAGGCTTATAAAATTCTCTGAATATTACTTGGGACTTATCTTCTTTTAATTTTGATAATGGCATCCATTGGATTTGTTTTTTTTCGAATAGTCCATTGTGGTCAATGTCGATTTTGTCTTTTAGATGTATTTCGGCAAATTTATTTACATTTGAAAAATAATAGGGCAGTTTTTTATCATAATTTGTTTTGAAAATGTAGCTAGTATATTTATCATAACTAATTGAAATAATCATGTTGCTTGTTACTAAAGCTTCAAATTCGTTTTCATCGCCTAAAAATCCGTTTAATTCTTCGGTCCCTTCCCTAATTGCAGTTTTGAATGGTCTTTCTCCTTTGTGTGCGCTTCCGCCAAAGTCGGCCCATAAATTATTTTTTCTCTCTTGACCTAATAATAGAAATAATGCTCCTTTATATAGTGCTACAGGTAATACACCGGCTCCCATTATTATAAATTGATTGATAATTAGTAAAAAAAAGTTATTTTTTAAAATCAATTTTTAGTTTTTAGTTTAAAGAAAAAAAAGGTAAGGCTCTTGATAAGGCACGATAAGGCTCTTGGTTAGGCTCAGCACTCAGCACTCAGCACTTAGCACTCAGCAATCTGACGACCCGACTACATCAGCAACAACAACATCAACATCAACAACATCCGCTTTGACTTCACACTTGGCCACCTTGTTTGCATACGTCTGCATGTGCTTCCTTTCATAGAACACAAACGGATTAAGCACATGAGTTTTGAATGCACTTTTGATATCATTAGTCTTGAGAACCTCGTAGTCTGGGTTAGGGACCCGACTATGAGCATTCTTGTTAACAAGAAGAGGCCAAAACTTGGTACCGGTGTAGACAAGCCGGCTTTTTGTGGTCGGATCCAAAATGTCTTCGCGCAGTGCCTTCGACACGTCATTGTCGAACCATTCGTCAAAGTGAAGAAATGCTTCGCGGCGATTTTTGACACTATTCTTAACAAAGTCAACCCGCATCACCTTGCCGATGTTGTGATCTTGAAACATCTTGATGATGTACTGCTCGCTCGTCTCCGCGTCAATAATGGGAATGTAAAGGGAAAGAACTGACATTGAGCTTAGCTTTGTTAGTGTTTGAGCGCAAGACCTTACAATTAAAATAATATAAATTAATCAATTTTTTTTACATATAGCAAAATTTTATAAAAAATTGATTAATTTTATTATTAATAAATAAATAATTAATAATAAAGTTAATAATAAAGTTAATAGTTATGACAAAGCGTAATAGTAATGATTTTATTAATGTATATGAACCTATTTTAGCAAATAAATATATGATATATGATATATTTACTAATCATAATAATGGCGATAAGATTGTATTAATGGATAATCATGTGTCTTTTAATGCAACAATTAATAGTCAAAGCATTGAAATGCTAATAAAGTTTATTAATAACATTATTAATAATAAGCATTTATTTCCAAGCTTTAAGATTTATTTGCATATTAACAGCAAAGGTGGCTGCTTTAGTGAGTTATTAAAGTTTATTAAGTTTAAAAAAGAATGCATTCATGAAATCATTTCTATTATTATTAAAGATTGCTATGATAGTGGATTTGTGTTGGCATCATTATGTAATTATAGGATTATTAATAAAAATGCTAAAGTATATTATTCTAAATTTGTTATTAGCGAAAAGGGCGATTATTATTGGAATTATTTTGCGCAATGCTCACATGAGCAAGTAAACGACTTTAAAAAATTATTTTATGATATTATGTGTAATCTTGTAGAGTGTAATTTAACGCGCGACAAGCTAGATGGTTATTTTCTGAAAAACGATTTACAAGTTTGGGATTGTAAAAAATATAAGAAATTAGGCTTAGCTGATGAGATTGTGTAAGGCAAGTATTAGCTTCTTGATTTTCTTGATTTTCTTGATTTATTTTTAGTAACAAATTTTTTATTACTATGATATATTGAATTTTGTATTCTTATACGTGATCTTGTAGCTGCACCTGGACGGTTTATAATTTGTCTTTTTGCTAAATCTACGAAATCTGTACCTGAATTTCTGAATACAGAGCCAACATCTACAATTGGATCCCTATTCATAAAAACAGGTCTTGCTTTTAGTTCTTCTACTAACTTATTATGTTCAGAAATCTCACGCATAATAATATTAACCAGATGTGTGTTACGATCGCCTAGGATGTGTTCTTCACCTTGTGGAACTGTTTCAAAATCACGTTCTAGATATCTTTGTGCATGTTTTACCAATCTTTTCGCACTTCTTAAAGTCAAACTCTTACTCATTATTTATATTATAGTACTTAGATAATATAAAGATAATATAAAGATAATATAAAGATAATATAAAGATAATATAAAGATAATATAAAGATAATATAAAGATAATATAAAGATAAAATAAAGATAAAATAAAGATAAAATTGATAAAAAATACATTGCTTATATTTGCCAATAATTGCATTTACTAATAATAATAATTACTAATGACCGCAAATATTGAGGACTATTTAATTGCTAAAAATGCTGTAGGTCCCAATGATCTTAACAATATTGATCTTTCAACGTTAGACATTAAAAAATGCAAAATCATTTTTGAAAATTTATTAGCTTGGTTGGCTGCCAATCCTGACTATTTAACTATGGCAAATAGTGATGACTTGTATAAACAATTTGAGCGAGTGTTTAATAAAGAAACTCGCTTATCTAAAATAGTAAATATTAAAAAATCTATTTTGCTAAATGTCTTTAATAATCTTGTAACTGTTTCGGATTTTGATCCTTCTTTAAGCGTGCATTTTGATTTATTAAAACTGCTTTTGCGAAAGAAACCTATGCGCAATATTTCGGGTATTACAAGTATTACGCTGCTTACTGCTCCATTTCCGGATGGACAAAAATTCAGCTGCAAGCATAATTGCTATTATTGCCCCAATGAACCTGCTCATGAAGGCAATAAATGGCAAGCACAACCGCGGAGTTATTTATATTATGAGCCAGCCGTATTGCGGGCAAATCAGCAAAAATTCAAAGCTGTTGGCCAAATGTTGAGCAGGCTTGACACATATTTTAATAATGGTCACGTCATTGATAAGTTGGAAATTATTATTGAAGGCGGCACATATACCGAATATCCAGTTGGTTATTTGGAGCGCTTTCATCGTGACATATTTTATGTAGCAAATATATATTTTGACTTACGCAAATTATATATAAATTATGATACTTGTGTAAATGGTAAACCTTGTGTAAATGGTAAACCTTGTGTAAATGATAAACTTGATATTAGTTTATTAGAGGCTATTCGTTGTCCGCTGTCTGTAGAAGAAGAAATCAAAATAAATAAGACTGCTCGAGTTCATATTATTGGTATATGTATTGAAACGCGACCTGACGCACTGGATGATGACTGGTTATGGCGATTTAGGCGTTGGGGGGTTACACGTATTCAGCTAGGCGCGCAACACGTGGACAATGCTATTTTAAAAAAGATTAATCGTGGTCATAGTGTTGAGCAGTTATTAGAGGCATTGCGTTATTTGAAAGATAATTGTTTTAAGGTAGACATCCACATTATGCCCGATTTACCCGGTGCAAGTGTGGAAATCGATAAAGCTATGTTTGATTATGTGTATAGTGTGGTTTGTCCCGACCAAATGAAGGTTTATCCTTGTCAAACTGTGCCGTGGACGGTTATTCAAAAATGGCATGCTGAAGGAAAATATATTCCGTATTTTGACAAAGACCCTAAAATGCTTATTGATGTTGTGCGCTATGCTATGGAAACATGCCCTAATTGGATTAGGCTTCCGCGTGTTATTCGCGATATTCCGTGTGGGGTATATGTTGAAGGCGGAAATAATATAGGTAATATGCGGCAAATTATTGATGCTATGTTGCAAGGTGACGGAGTGTGTTCTAAAGATATACGAGCGCGCGAAATCGGCCGCAATGCGTCTTATTATAATAAAACGGCGGCTTACAATTGTTATAAATATAGGGGCAATTGTGGTGACGATTATTTTATTGCTTACGAAAGCATGGATAAAAAGGCGCTATTTGGTTTTATTAGATTGCGTTGCGTTGACCAGAAAAATAATAAAATCATTTTTGACATCCTTAGAGGTCGTGGGCTTATTCGCGAGTTGCATGTATATGGCGACACATTAGCGGTAAATAGTATTGCAAAAAGTGGCTGTCAGCATAGCGGTATTGGGTCGGGATTACTTAATTGTGCCGAAATAATAGCTATGGAAAATGGGCTTTACGGGATTGTGGTAATTAGCGGTGAAGGTGTTAAGGCATATTATGAAAAAAAAGGATATAAAGAAGTCGACACATTTATGGTTAAGGATTTTTGGACTATTTATGTTATGTATTATTATTATAAGAAACGGGTTTTAGATTTTATGTTTTGTTATGGTTATATTATGTGTGTGCCTTGTTTGCTAGTGCTATATTATGGTATAACGTTTTATAGTGTGTGCTATGTTTTATAGTGTGTGCTATGTTTTATAGTGTGTGCTTTGTTTATGGTGCGCTTGGATAAATCGGTTCTTTTGCTTTTTTTTGCTTCGCTTTATCTTCATCTAATAACATAATAGCCATTGCTGAATAATTATGTAGGTCAATAAGTGTGTCTCTTAGTGTTTCGCTATTTACAAGAGAAATTGAGCTATTTGTGATTGATTGTGCGCGTAAAATCTTGTCACCCATTCGAACTAATACACCAATTACTCCATAGCTAGCAAACGCATCTCCGTAATCGCTATTTTTTTTCTTAAATAATTCTAAGCCTTCGCTTTGGATTTTTGCCATTTGCATTACTCGATAGTCTGTGTTAGTGGACATATTATTTATGATTTATAATTTAAAACCATAAATAATATTTATATCAATTTTTATAAAATTATTTTGCGTTTCACTTTTAGTCGTTTCACTTTTAGTCGTTACACTTTTAGTCGTTTCACTTTTAGTCGTTTCACTTTTAGTCGTTTCACTTTTAGTCGTTACACTTTTAGTCGTTTCACTTTTAGTCGTTTCACTTTTAGTCGTTTCACTTACCTCCGCATGATTTACAATTTTTATTTCCTTGAATATAAAGGGGTAAAAAATTTCTATTAGCAGATGAACCTAGACGTAATATAGGTTGTGCTTGAAAATATGGTCCAAGCTGGTTCTGAATATAAACTGCCTGGTTATTTACTACATCGTTTTGTGTTTGTAGGTTCATTTTCATAAGTGGCATATTATGATTTTAGATATACATTAGATTATATTTTATAAATTTTTAATTTTAAATTTTAAATTTTATATTTTAAATTTTAAATTTTATATTTTACTTTCAGCAATTAGACTTGCAATTATTATATTGAGTAGTTAGCGAATAATATTTAGTTTTATTTCCTTGTAAAGGAATGATTTGACTATTTTGGTTATTTTGTGTTTTTAGTGTGGTTGATTTCTTTTTTGCTAAATATCTGTCATATGAATTATGTTTAATATCAACTCCGTAATTTGAACCTGTTTTTTTCACTGATCGATCGCTGGCATTATGCCATGCTTTCTTTTGTGCCTTATTAATATCTTGTGAAACAGCTAAAGAACTTAACACTTGTGTATAATTGGAACTCGACGTATGTAATTGATCTTGTATTTCTTTTTGTATTTGAATTGTATTGTGAGACGTTGATCCTTCATTTAGGCTTGTTAATGGTTTCTTATATTTGAAAGCAACATTGTTATTGCTTGAAAATTGAGTGTTACAATTAGAAACATTTGAAAAGGGGTGTATTAAAAAGGCCGCTTTAGACGTTAAATATATATTGTTGGGTTGCGACGAGCTATTACGAATAAGAGTATCGCTTATGTCGCATGTTAGTATATGGTAGCTATACACAAATGAATTGTTGCATAAATCGCGTTTTAATTTACTAAAACTATAATTGTATTTAGTGTCAGGAATAGGCATATTATTATAAAACTATATTATATTTATAATTAAAAAATTGAATAATTTATGTTTTTTTAGTGATTGTGTATTAAGTGAAAGCGCTTGCTAAAATAGTTTGCTATGGATCCTATAAGAAGCACTTGCACTACTAATTGTTTATATAATTGTGCATATTGCAATAAAAAATATATTCGCAAAACTGCGTATAATAATCATTTACTAAAATGTAAATTTGCAAGATGTTCTAATAAATCAAATGTTTTGCCGTTAGAAAGTTTGACACTAGAAAGTTTGTCATGTGATGTAAATATACAAAATTTATTTACTATGGTAGTAATGTTACATAATAAATATGAAAAACTCGAGTCGGACTACAATGAATTGAAAAAATATGTAAATGTTGTTAAAAATAAGATAAATATATTAGATTATTTAAATCAAAATTTTAAGCATGATTATTTGAACGGTGCTGGTTCTAATATAAATAATTTTATGGCTAATTTAGTATTAAAACAAGACCATTTACAGAAAATATTTAAGCATGATTATGTTGATGGAATTTTTAACATTATTTGTGAATATATTGACATGTTAAATGTTAAGGGCACATTGTTGCCTATTAAATGTTTTAATAGCAAAGAAAACGTGCTATATATATTTGATGGACTGCAATGGATAATTATGGACGATACTTATTTGCGTGCATTCATAAAATCGTTTGACAAGAAAATATTAACGCTGTTTGTAGAGTGGAAAGTGAGTGCTGAAAAGTCGATTGATCCTGAGATTTTTGGAGAGATTTATATTCAAAATATGAAGAAAGTTATTGCCGGTAATTATGAAAAGAAAAACCCGGCTTTAATGATTAAAAGTCGCCTTTATAAGCATTTGAAAATTGATTTAAAGAGCATAGTTCATTATGATTTTGTTTAGGTCGGTGTTTCTTTAAGTTGAAAAATATATATGTATTTAAATATATTTGAAAATGATTTAAAGTGGATAATCTCTCTAATATGTTTTCATTTTTCTAAAGTTTCTAGATTTTCTAGATTTTTTAGATCTTCTAGATTTTTTAGATCTTCTAGATTTTTTAGATTTTCCAGATTTTCTAGATTTTCCTCGTGCCGTACTATTAGCTGGTGGTGGCGGCGGTGGTGGCGGCGGTGGGCTATCGGGTCTATCATATAGATTACCGTCTGGTGGTGAAGGTGGGCGAATAAACGCATATTGACGCCTTAGTGGAGGCGGTCTATTCGGCATTTATTATATGTAACTATAATAATTTTTATAGTTAAAAAAAATTGATATGCTTGAGCTATTTATAATTAATAACTTATAACTAGTGCGCTTATGTCTTATACACTTTTGCTTGAAGTGCTACCTCTGCCTAATGAGATTGTAAATATTATACATGAGTTTATGAAAGTAAACGCTGCAAATGTGATAGTTGCTTATTTTAAAAATGCCAAAAAGCGATATGATGTATTTGTATATTTGTCCCATTATAGCATTGAATATATTTCTGAGCAATCAATATATTCAATAAATTCAATATATAACGCTAATTTTGCTTTAGCTAATGGGTCTAATGCTAAAGACAAAGTTATTGTAGATTTGTATAAGCATTTAGTCTTTATGTATGATGCACATTATAGTCGGACCAAATATATGAGAGATGGTTGGGCTAATGTGTTGGGCAATGTTTCGCAGATTTTAATGTATTATTATAATCGATTGGCGTTTAGTGATAGTTTGAAAAAGAAGAATAGTAATTATGTTTATTTAAAAGCATGTATTCAGCTATGGTTTAAGTTATGTCAAAAATACAATTTATATTTAGTATTGTGCTATTTAAAGAGTGCCAAAAGAGTTAATCGCAACACTAAGGCAATCAAATTGCGAACTATTAAAAACTTTGCGGAGTTTAGACTTGCGCCGCTTGTTACTTATTCTAAGATGCCTGATAGTATATATAATGAATGTGGTTTAATGCGTCATCATAAACTATTGCGACTTAATGCTTTTGAGCGACAAATTTATTAGTTCTACGTTATGTATAATAATGAACATATGTATGATATATTATTATACATATGTTTTATTAGTAATAATCTTTTTTTTTGTTATTTGTATTGTTGTCGTTACTCTTATAAGTCGTTACTCTTATAAGTCGTTACTCTTATAAGTTTAATGTATTATAAATAAATCGACTGTATACTATACAACATGTCAGTTTATGAAGAAAAAACTTTACCTATTACTATTATTTTAAATTGTATTTTGGTAAATGAAAATGTAAGACCTGCTATGTTAGTCCAGCCGGCAGATTATAAAGAACGAACACATAGCGATCCAAGAACTAAATCTATTATAGAAGGAATTAAAAAATATTTTCCTAATTTTATTTTGACTACTGATTATGAAAACTATCAAGGTGTAATCGTTTCTAAAATTGACTATCACTATAATGGTAACAAAAATATAGGGGCAAAAGAAATGGGTAAAATATTAGGATATCCTTGTTATGAAGATTTTACTACTATTGATATTAATAGTATTAGTTATGCTATAGAGATTTATGTTGAGATCAATCAAGTAAACCAAAACAGTAAAATACAAATACTTGCTAATAAATGTAAAGATACAACGAAAGTAGCAGAATTTAATAGCTTAGCAAGTAATGCAAAAAACGCATTTGCCAAAAAAGAGTACAGCGAACTATTAAACGGTTTTGAAGTAAAAGAGGTTTATGTGGAAATCTCTCAAAATATACCTACGCAAACAATAATAAATAAATTGTTAAGTAATGAAACATTAGAACAAGCAGAACTAGATAAAGTCCAAATATGCTATATAATTTTGGATTTAGTAATGAATTACAATTTTATTTTATGATCTATTTTCAATATAATAATCCAATTCATAAAGGTATTTTATTAGAGCTATTATTAAAAGAAAAACATGACATATTAGTACCATTTTATCCATTACAAAATTATCCCATACAATCTAAAAAGGTAAATGAACTTATAGAACAATGGGAAAAGGGGTTATTAATTATATTAGAGAAAACAGCAATAATATAGAGTATTGGATGAAAAAAATTGAATGCTAAGATTTTTTTTTGTTTGTAGTAGTTTATAAGAACATACAAAAAGGACTTAAAGACAAAGCAAAGAACTAATTATGGTAGGCTATAACAAGAGATGCCAAGCTGTAACGCTGAAAGGTCGCAGATGCAAAAAAGCGTTTAGTTTTGTTTGCAATAAAGCAAAGTGTTGTACTATTCATGCTTATACATATGCTTTATATGCTTTAACTATTCAAAAAGCATATAAAGGCTATCGCGCCCGCAAATACGTCAAGTTGCTTGTTAGACTGCCTTGTGATATTCAGCAAAAGATCTTATTTTACGTAAGACAACCTTATTATAATGCTAGGAAAAATAAGTGCATACAAGCAATTCTTTGTAAAAAGTTTGTTTCGATTTTTGGAACACCCAAAAGTATATGGTCAGGATTTGTTGTGGCTAATGCAAATGCGTTTTTAGGCGATTATAAATCGCGCGTTTTAACAATGAATAAAACGCAATTTAATGACCATGTTTTAGATATTGCGCATTTACACAAATTATATATAAAATATATTGCGCTAAGTGACTTTGATTATAACACTATGTTATATCATATTACTAATATTGTAAAAAGGCATATTGAAGAGTGTGTACATTATTATCATCATAGTGGGGCTCCTTATTTGTACTCTGATGCTGAATTGTTAGTGCTTCATAATAACATGACTAAATTACAAAACAGCACTACTATTTATAAATTTGAATATATGAGCAATTTACGTATGCGCAATTTACAAAATGCTATTAGTGTTTGAAACTTTGAATTTGAATATAAAGAGTTGTCGCAATAGTTTAGTTTTATAAATGAATAAAATTGAAATTCTTTTTTTTATGTTTATTATAGTAATTTATAAAATTAATATATTTTAAATGAGCAATAGCATGAGCAATAGCAAGGAAAAAGCGAATGCGACTGTATGCGAAGTATGCTGTGAAAAATACAACAAATCTACTCATACTAGAGTTGTTTGCGAATATGCAGGATGTGCTTATGAAACATGCAAAGTTTGCGTAAGAAAATATTTGCTTGGAACAACAAATGACCCGCATTGTATGAACTGTAAAAATCAATGGACAACTAAGTTTCTTGTTGAAAATTTGAATAGAAGCTATATTGATAATGAATATAAAAAGCATCGTAAAAATTTGTTGGTTGAGCGAGAGATTAGTAGAACACCCGAATTAATGGTTTTAGTCGAAAGGACAAAACTTGTTGAAGAAGAAACAAAGGAGCTTAGTTTAATGATGAAAGAATATGACGAGCTGCGAAAAATGGTTAATATTATGCGAAATAAAATTGGAGAAAAAAATTTGCGCATTTTTCGTATTCAAAACGGAGAGGCTAGCGATAAAGAAGAGCGCAAGAAATTTATTATGCCTTGTCCTGGTAACGATTGCAAAGGTTATTTATCTAGTCAATATAAGTGTGAATTATGTAAATTATATGTGTGTCCTGATTGTTTTGAAATCATTGGATACAACAAACAAGATAATGAACATATATGTAATGAAGATAATTTGAAAAGTGCCGAATTGATCAAAAAGGAAACAAAAGGCTGTCCTAAATGTGGAGTGCGAATTTTTAAGATTTCGGGATGCGACCAAATGTGGTGTACAGAGTGTAAAGTAGCATTTAGTTGGAATAGTGGTAAAATTGTTAGTAATGGCGCTATTCATAATCCTCACTTTTATCAATATATGCAAAATAATAATGCTGGTCTTGCGCCTAGAAATCCAGGTGATGTTTTATGTGGTGGTTTGTTATCTATACATAATTTAAAGTTTATTCAAGCCCATTTAACAAAAGCTTCGTCGGTTGTTAATGCTAATATGGACGAATTTGTTGGGCTTTTGATTTCAAACGTAACAATTAGAAATTTTATTCAAAATTTGAAGGTTAAGCCGGCGCGCTATTTTGTTGATTTTGATCTGTATAATGCTTTAAGTAATAAAGATTTGATGGAAGATCTAAAAATCAAACTTTCAGAAACCTCCATTTTTGCGATTTTGAATACACAATTGTCTAATCTTCATCGCGTTGTTAATCATATTACAAATGTAGATTTGGAGAATTGTAGGCGAATAGTCAGGCAGTTATTGAACCATGATCAAGTAACTGTGCAATATATTTTAAATCGCAAGTCAAAAGAGGATTTGGCAAATGCTATTTATAGGAATGATAATGAGAGAAAAAAGAATGTTGAAAAGTTGAATGTATATGAATTATTAAGTGTTGTGGGTATTGAGCGTTTTAATGAATTAAATGAGAATTTCAAATTTACCTCGGGATTGAGTGTTAGTTTAATTGTGTCTTTTATACATAAAATAGTTAAGTTATTTAATGAATATAATCAGCTTATTGAGTATTGTAACAATCAGCTTATTACAATTAGTTATACATTAGGATTGTGTGTAAGCACAATTATATTTGATGATTATAGTTATGCTAGTAAAAGCAATAAATTTACCTTAAGCGACTATAATAAAATCAAAAATGCTCATGGTCCTATTCCTGATCCTGGTCCTGGTCCTAGCGAAGAAGCTTCATGTAGTTATATTGATAATAAATAAATAATAATTTGTTTTTGTTTATTTTAAGTAATAGCCTTTAATATGTTTTGTTGCGTAGCAAGAGGGAGAATAGTGCCCTTTTCTACCGCACCGATAACAAGACATACTATTAACGTCATTGCTATGTTTTGAAGCACATTTTTTTTCATGGTACATGCATTTGCTTTCTTCATCAAATTCCTTTTCGCAATAATTACATACCCAAACTTCCTCGTATGTCTCATCACTTAACCCTTCACTGGTTTCGCAATGGACACACTCATTTGCAAAATGTCCTGCTTCTCCACAAGTAAAACATTTATTATTTGTACTATTACTCATATGTGTTAAAAAGTCAGTTGTTGATTTATCTAAATTTACTTTAACAAATGACCCTCCGCGAACATTAGCAATTCCATATTTATCCATATATTGCATTGTATACTTGTCTTCATCATAATCATCTTTATTTTGTAAAATTTTAATTACTTTTAGTGGTTTATATTTTTGTGTCCATGCAGAACCATTACCATTGCAGTGATTTTCTAATCTAAATTGTGGATTGTTTGTTTTTCCAATATAATATTTTCCTTGCTCTAATTTGAGAACATATATACAAACCATTTTGCTATATTATTATTGTTGTTTTTAAATAATAATAATATAAAAAATAAATTATAAAACAAGTCAATTTTATGGTGTGTTTATTTTAATTTTTGTTTTATAATGTCTAATGTTGATTTATCTAAAATTACATTGTTATATGATCCTCCGCGAACATTAGCAATTCCATATAGTTTCATTAAGTTTATTGTAACAATGTCTTCTTCGTAATCATAACAATCTTCTATAAATCTCATTAATTTTAATGGTTTATATTTTTGTGTCCATGATGCATTATTATTATTTAAATAAGATTGTAATGTAAAATTTTTATTAGTTGTTGTTCCTACATAATATTTTTCTTCTGCTAATGACAATATATATATATTGATCTTTTTATTATCTGTTTCTTTGACATCTGTTTCTTTGACATCAACTTCTTTGACATCAGTTTTGTCTTTAACATCTACATATTTCTCTAAGAAATCGTCTAATGTTATTATTTCTATTGTTCCTATTTTTTTGGCGTTTTCGACTTTTGTTGAATTGCTTAAGCTGTCACCTATTATTAAAATGTTTGTGGTTTTTTTAACAGATGTTTCAATAATTGGTCCAAATTTAGTAAGTAATTTTTCCAATTCTTTTTTTGTATATTTTGACGATTTATCAAAGTCTGAAAATACAATTATTTTATTTTTTAAAGCATGATCTGGTTCTTTGGGTTGTGTTGGTTGTGTTTGTGTTTGTGTTGGTTGTGTTGGTTGTATTGTTTGTATTGTTGGTTGTTGCGTTTGATAATTAGGCTTAATTGATGTTATAAATTCAACAAATTCGGGTATTGCTTTTACAAATTGCAATGCTGTTTTTTCTCCCACACCTTCAACTGCATTAACCTTACTTATTTTTTCTTCATCGCTTGCGCCAGGAATTAAAATGTTTGGCTCTGCTTTTAAAATTGCATTTATTGTTCGTTCAGCTAAACCGCGTCCAAATATATTGGATGCAGCCGCAATTTTTGCTATGCTTGCTTCTTCTAGTTGTTTTTGGATAGATGTTTTGATTTTTGTAGCCATCTTTTTTTGGAAACCTTCAACCTTCATTAGGTCTTCGCTAGATAAATTTATTATTTTAATGATTGAATTTGCGCCGCTATTTATAATTTTTTCAATATTTTTCTCGCCTAGTCCTTCGACTTCTAAGTCTTTAAAGAATTTAGCTATTGATTTTACATTAACTCGCGGATCGGATTTTATATTTTTCAGTATAATATCCACATTTGTAGCATTCCATACATAATCATATTCGTCAGTGCTGGGCATTATTGGTTTTTGTGCGGGCACTATTACAGATGTAATTTTTGGTATTACATCTCCGCTTCTTGTTAGACTTACTAATGCTCCTAATCCAATATTGTTGTCTACAATAAATCGTGCATTAATACCGGTTGCGTATGTTATTGTTACGCCGCCAATTGTAACGGGTTCAAATTGGACCCGTGGTTTTAATAGTCCATCTTTTGATACTGACCAAAGCACGTCTAATACTTTTGCTTCTATTACTTGGTCTGTTAATACCATTTTAAAAGCAAAAGCGTGTTCGGGGTTTTTGCTTTTACGATCATGTAAATTATCGTCAATGCAAATTATGCCGTCAATAGAATATGCGTAAGTGGTTCTAAATTCGATTAATTTATTGGATAAATAGTCGTTTGTTAATTGCTCATAGTTTAATGCTTGAATATTTTTAACACTTATTACGTTTAATTCTGCCAATTTATTATATTGTTCTGATGGTTTTAGATTTTGGGGCATTATTACTTCATAACCTACAAAATCTATATCTTGTAATATGTCTTTTTCTAATTGTGTTAGTTTTTTGCGATTGACTAGTCCGGCTATGAAATTTCGCGAATTGCTAAATTGGCCTTTATATTTAAGTTTGAAAGTTTCTTCTTTGATCATTAATTCGCCTCGCAATGTTATGTTGTTTTCTTTTGGCAAGTTTAAATATGGGAGCAGGTGATTAATCAAAAAGCCGAATTTGCCGTCGCCTTTTTTGTATAAATTTGGACTACCTGTTTCTGTGCTGTATAGTGCGCTTACACCGTCGACTTTTGCCGATATTACATAGGGTCCTTTGTATGTTTGTTTGAATTTTGTTAGCGCGTTTGTATCGGGTTTTATTTTATCCATTGACCACATTTCATAAGGGAGTTTTACTTTTGTGTTATCATTTTTTATTTGTGTTTGTTGGTCGTTTGCTAGGGCATTTGATGGGTCTTTTTTCAAAATATATTCGCGCAATATGTCATATTCGTTGTCTGTTAATAAACTGCTTTCTTTAAGTTCTGAAATATAGTAATTATCGATAGCTTCTTGTAACATTGCTGTTAGCTCTTCTAATGATAATATTGCTAATGCTGTTATACCTTGTGATTTAAATTTATTTAGATTTTCTAGGATTGCTTCTTTGATTTTTTTTGTATACTTTTTAAGTGTTTGGGCTTTTGAGTTGGGCATTTTAATTTTTAATGTATCTTTTTTGGCTGATGTTGGTTTTACATCTTGTGTTTCTGGTGCTGGTTTTACATCTTGTATTTCTGGTTCTGGTTTTACATCTTGTATTTCTGGTGTTGGTGCTGGTTCTGGTTTTACTTCTTGTGTTTCTGGTGTTGGTGCTGGTTCTGGTTTTACTTCTTGTGTTTCTGGTGTTGGTGCTGGTGCTGGTGCTGGTGCTGGTGCTGGTGCTGGTGCTGGTGCTATTGCTTCTTGCTTTACTTTAATTTTTTCTTCTATATGTTTTTTTATTTCTTCAATAGGTAAGGTTAAAATTACTGAATGCTCGTCTATTCTGTCTTGTGGCTCTTTATATTCCATACATAAGAAATCGAAAATGTCTTTTTCTGTTTTGAATAACAAATTTTGAATTTTTTCTTGCTTTGCTTTTGTTGTGTGTATTACTTTATAAAATCCATGTTCGCTTAATGTTAAATCTAGATTTAAGGCATGTTGTCTTGTCGCTGTGTTAAAATCTTTTGATCCTGTAAAATAAAGTAATGTAAAAGCGTACTCTTCTTGTGGGGCATATAGAAAATCTAATCGGCGCGGAATAGATCCTTCTTTTGGTAGCTTTCCTATTGTTAGGGTTTTTGTTTCTCCACTTGACAATGCTTCGATTAATATATTTTTTGAAAATAATTTTTCTATGAATTTAGCAAAAACGGTTTTATTATTATTGTAAGACGTGCATATTAAATCAATGTCTCCTGAATTCTCTGCTTTTCGTCTGTAACTGCCCGCAATTTCAAATTTATGATTTTCTTCTAATTCGCCATTTTCAATT